GCTGGTCGTATCAATCTATCCAGCGCTGAGGCTGATCTTAACGATACTAAGAATCCATTTAACTCTGGTGCATCTGCATCTAGATATCTGTTTGCTCTGTATCAACAGAGACTTCAGGAGGAAGCGCTGAAGTTGCAAGACAAGTATCCAATTCGCATCCACTACACCAAGTAAGGAAGGGCTATGGCAAATAGAAAATTCAGCTCAATCAGCGTTCAGACAACGCTTGCTTCTGGAATCAACAGCGCTGTTACATCGCTAACTGTTGCTACAGGAACGGCTGCTGCGCTTATGGGTGGGGTGACACTAGGGGCAGCAGTAGGCGGTATCTACCCAGACCAGTTCACCATTGCTATTGACCCTGATACCGCAAGCGAAGAGATTTGCTTCGTTCAACAAGTTTCTGGCGATGTACTAACTATCGTCAGAGGTAGAGCAGGATCTGCGGCTACAAGCCACAGCTCAGGCGCTACAGTAAAACACGTTCTAACCTCAGATGATCTTGATGCCTTTGAGACTGCTGTATCACCTGTAGCAAGCCTAGGCTTTTCTGGTTCTACATCTGGCACCACAACAGTCCAAGCAACAGCAGTAGCTGGAACTACAACCCTTACACTTCCTGCAGCAACAGATACTTTAGTAGGTAAGGCCACCACAGATACTTTAACAAATAAAACCTTGACTAGCCCTACCATTAACAGCGCAAAGATAAACCTTGCCTTTAATGCTCAAACAGGAACTACGTACACTTTAGTTGCTACTGACTCAAGTAAGTTAGTCACAGCATCAAATGCTGCTGCAATAGTGGTAACGATTCCACCATCAATCTTTGCAGCAGGTGAGCAGATAAACGTACAGCAAATCGGTGCTGGACAGGTTACCTTTGCAGCAGGTGCTGGTGTGACTGTCACCTCAACAGGAGCTACATCGGCTGCTCCAAAACTTAGAACTCAGTTCAGTGCCTGCACGATTATCTGTACAGCATCAAATACATTCACAGTGATTGGGGATATCTCTTAATGGCAACCACCTATAAAGTCTTAGGGCAATCAGCGCCATCTGCTGCAACGGCAACGGATGTCTATACGGTGCCAGCAGCAACTGAGACTATAATTTCCACAGTAAACGCAGTCAACACTCACGCATCAACGGCAGATGTCATTAGAATTGCAGTCAGGCCAAATGCTGCAGTCCTTGCCAATCAGCACTATGTGGTTTATGGCTTGAGCCTTTCGGCTGGAGCGACATTTACATACACTGCTGGAATCACAGCCGATGCCACAGATGTTATTACAGTTTATTCAACAAACGGCACAAGCTCATTTTCTGTATTCGGATCGGAGATAGCATAATGTCAGTTGCAATCACACCTAATCCTAACGTTGTAGGCCCTACAGGGCCGACAGGACCTACTGGTTCTACAGGCACCACAGGTTCAACAGGTCCTGCTGGTGGTGGCATTGCAGCAATCAATGCCCAAACTGGCACTACATACACACTTGTCGCTGGCGATCTAAATGATTTAGTTACTTTGAACAACGCTTCTGCTATTACCTTGACAGTGCCACCTTCGGTATTTTCGGCTAACGATGTTGTTAACATCGCACAGCTTGGTGCAGGTCAAGTGACACTAGCGCAAGGAGCAGGAGTCACAATCCAGTCAACAGGTGCAACCACAACTGCGCCAAAGCTACGAATGAATAAGTCTTCGGCATCTATTATCTGCACAGCATCGAATACATTTCTAGTGGTAGGAGATATTGCCTAATGCCAATCATCGGGATTATTGCAAGTCAAAATTATCCGCGCACTTTATCTGCTGAACTTCTTGTTATTGCAGGTGGCGGTGGTGGTGGTCCTCGTGTAGGTGGAGGTGGTGGTGCTGGCGGATATTTTAGTTCAGGTGCAACCGATCTGACAGTTGGTATTGGATACACAGTCACAGTCGGGGCTGGGGGTTCGGGTTCTTCTGCAATTGCAACAGAACCAACAAAGGGCGCAAATTCAATCGGATTTGGGACTACTCGCACAGGCGGAGGAAAATGTAACGGTAATACAACTTCACCAAACTTCCAAGGACAACCTGGTGGTTCAGGTGCAGGTTCTAACGGAAACACAACACTTGCTTCGGGCGGTGCTGGGAATGAAGGCGGTTATTCTCCAGTTGAGGGTTATGCTGGTGGTGGCTCAACATTTACACCTGGTAACGCCGCAGGTGGCGGTGGTGGTGGGTCTGCGGGTGCTGGAGTTGGTGGAGTTACTGGAGTAGGCGGTAATGGTGGAAACGGTACAGCCTCATCAATTACTGGAACTTCTGTTACTCGCGCAGGTGGCGGTGGTGGTGGTGCTGAAACAGGTGGAACGGGTGGAACTGGTCAGGCAGGTGGCGGAAATGGTGGGACAAGTGCTGCTGGAACTGCAGCAACGGCTAATACTGGTTCTGGCGGTGGCGGGGGTGGTTGTTGTAGCGGTTCAGCAGACCCTAGCGGAAATGGTGGCTCTGGTGTTGTAATTATTGCTTATCCAGACACTAAACCTGCTATTACTTCAATCGGCGCTGGACTTACTTATGACCAACCTTCACGGACAGGTTATCGCGTCTATCGCTTTACGGCGGGAACAGGAACGGTGACTATCTAATGGCTCACTATGCACTTCTTGATGAAAATAACATTGTAATAAGTGTGATTACTGGTCGGAATGAAAATGAAGTAGTTGCTGGAATTACTGACTGGGAAGAATTCTATTCTCAAGAGACTGGCTTTACTTGTAAGCGTACTTCTTTCAACACTCGACTCAATGTTCATTCTGAAAACGGAATACCTTTCCGATACAACTATGCAGGAATAGGTTACACCTTTGACCCAAACTTTGGTGATGATGGCGCATTTTATGCGCCTCAACCTTATCCGTCTTGGAAACTTGGACCATTAACCGCGAGTTGGAAAGCCCCAAAACCTGAACCTGATAACGGTAAAAAACATATTTGGAACGAAGAAACACTATCTTGGGATGAAGTAGAACTCTAAACTTTATAGCATTACAGACCTGAGTATGTCTCTAAACTACTCAATTTTCTTTTCAATCAAAGGAGTGATTAGTGGCCTACGGCGATGACATTACCGAGGGTATTCCCTACGTACTTTCCAACCCTGCTGGGGCCACTAGTTACTCATCTACTGGCGAGGCATACGATGTAGCCTTTGCTGGTCTGCCATTCTTCTTGGCAGCTAGTGATGACACACCCTATCGCCGCGTTACAGCTGAGTATCGTAAGCAACAGATTGACCAGACCAGAGAGCCTGGTGAGCAGACTCTTACAGGTTGGTGGCTACGATCACAGTCATCATTCCACCTTGGTGCTGGTATTAAATACTTTGAACCACTACAAGATGAGTCGCTTCGCTTCCAGTTTACAGAGTCCAAAGGTGTAGATGTCTGGACCAAGGGTCAGGCAAGCCTACTTAATACCACAGTAAGAGTCTTAAGCACTTCAAATACTCCGATAATTATAGGTGCCAATGATGGCACTAATGACTGTTTAGTAGTAACAGATGGAACTGCTCTAAAGAAAATAACGATGAGCAATGATACTGCTACTTCATCTACCTATACCCAAGCAGGTACTCCTGCAACGATTTATGATTTAACTACAGATGGAATCAGATACTGGTTTATCAACGCTACTCACGTTCACCGAGGAAATATCGGCGGAACTACCAGCGATGTTGAAACCTATAACGCAAGTAGCACTACAAGTGCCAGAATTAAATACATCAAACAACGCCTTATTGCTACTATCAATAATAAACTTTATGAATTAAATGCTACTCATACTGGCGGTGGAGCTCTACCTTCAGACCACTATACCCATCCACAAAGTGACTGGACTTGGACTACCATTTCAGAAGGACCACAGGCTATCTATGTAGGCGGATATAGTCGTAAGAACTCATCTATCTATAAGATTACTTTAGATCTTGCTAATGCTAATGCTCTTGGATTCCCAGAACTTAGCGTTCCTTCGGTAGTTGTTGACCTACCAGAAGGTGAGATTATCAATACCTTTGATACCTACCTTGGTACCTACGCGGTACTATGCACCAACAAAGGTGTGCGAGTAGGAGTTCTAGGCAATGAAGGAGATGTCTCCTATGGACCATTGCTATTTGAAGCTGAATGTACAGATGTAGTATTTAGAGACAAGTTTGCTTATGTATCTACCAAGCAGAATACTGAATCAGGTCTAGTCCGTATTGACCTATCACAACCAGTAGTTCCTAATAGCCTTATCTTTGCTTATGCTTGGGATGTATACGCCTCTGGTGAGACTGTTACTGCTGGCACAACAGCATTCCTTGGTGGCACAGACCGCGTAGGTTTTACAGTTCCAGGTGATGGAGTATGGCTAGAATCATACGGAGTTAAGGTTGCATCTGGTTACCTGCAGACTGGTTATATCCGCTATAACACCTTAGAGCCTAAGATATACAAGTTACTATTTCCTAGATTTATCTCTACCAATGGTGGTCTAAGCCTGCAGTCTATTGACTCTGCTGGCACTAGCTACAATATCGGAACCTATTCACAGGGTGAAACTGTTACAGAAGGTGGTATCCCATATCCTGCAACAGCACAAGAGTATCTGGGATTCAAGTTTACATTTACTCGCTCTACTGCTGATACAACTCTTGGCCCTATATTTAATGGTTACCAAATCAAATCTCTACCAGCAATCCCTCGTCAAAGACTGATTCAATATCCAGTCTTCTGCTATGACCACGAGACGGATAAGTTTGGAGTAGAGGTAGGCTATGAAGGTTCTGCTTGGGATCGTATGCAACAACTCGAAGCAGTAGAAAATCTTGGCGACACTCTTGTTGTTCAGGATTTCAGAACAGGTGAGTCTTTCATTGGACTCATAGAAGAGATGGACTTCATCAATCGGACACCAACAGATAAGCGCTTCTCAGGCTTTGGAGGCACTTTGCTAGTAACTATACGGAGCGTATAAATGACACCTACTGAATGGGCTGGATTAGCCGTAGCAGTATTCACCCTGATTGCTGGGTTTGCTGGCGCTGTACGCTGGATGGTAAAACATTATCTCTATGAGCTTCGCCCTAATGGTGGCTCAAGCCTGAAGGATAAGGTAGATGGGTTAGAGAAGCAGATAGATTTACTCACCGAGTTTGTAAAAGAAGCGCTGAGGAAGTAATGCCAGAGTTAAATGCAAATATCCCTCCGATAGATTGCTTTGTACGTGGTAACTTCCTGCGTAACCAGAAGGATAGTCACGATCTTTACTTTCCTTGTGTGATATTTGGAGTTAGTTCTGTACAGAACAGAAGCCCACTATTCCACTTTATGATGGAAGATGGTGGTCTATGGTGGCGTATGCCCATCAATGCCTTCTGTAATAAGCCAGGCGTGCCAGAGGTAGACCTGTATAATCTAGTGCTCTGGAACTCTTTTAGCCCATACATAACAGCTACTAAGTTTGGTAACCTAGCAAACCTGAGCCTGCATTACACAGACAGGAACAGGAACAAGATCAGTGGTAAGTATCTCTTTACCTTGGACTGGCACAATCCAGACTCTAATAGGCTAGATGATGGATACTCAGAGACACCCGATGAACACAAGTGCGGTCACGTTATAGAGCGAGATGATGGCAACTATGCCATCCAGCCTAACAATAGAACCTTTGTCTTTGAGCCATCATATACAACTAGATATGGTGACCCACTCATCCACAGAATAATCAATGACCGCAAGTGGGATGTAGAAGATAAGAAGAAGTGGGTAACTGAAGATACAAATGCTTTTCACTACGACATAGAAACTAAGAAAGAAAATGAATGAAACCTGTTGTAAAGAGTGCAACACCTGCAGCACTTGCCGTTCTCAGGCAGGCAACTGCGCTTGTTCCCAAGCGAAAGAAGGCATCGGACGGACTGCTGCCAAGCAAGGCTCACATCAAGGCAAGTCCTAACTCTGATCACAATACTGGATTAGCAGTAGACCTGACCCACGACCCAAAGGCAGGTATTGACTGTGCCGAGATTTTCGAAAAACTTAAAGAAGATAACAGGGTTTCCTACCTTATCTTCAATAATAAAATTTGGTCACGCGACAAGGCTAAGTCTGGCAATCGCGTTTATACTGGTAGCAACCCTCACACTAAGCACCTTCATATTTCTATCAACCCTGACCTGGCTAATGATACTAGCCCTTGGTTCTGGTGGATGAATCAACCAAAGATTGTGAATCAGATTGTGGCTGGTCTTCAGCCTCAGTCTAAGAAGAAGGTAGCAAAAGGTACCATTTTGGTACCAGTATGCACCTGCTGTAAGGTTCACAATACAAAACGAAAGGCAATCTAATGGAACAATTAAAGCAAGTCGGTCTTACTTGGTTTCGTGCTTCTGCTGCTGCAGCAATCGCACTATACCTAGCAGGAGAGACTGATCTTAAGGTCCTTGGAACTGCAGCTTTGGCTGGCTTCCTAGGTCCAGTACTCAAGTGGCTAGATAAATCAGCCCCAGAGTTTGGACGTGGTTCAAACTAATAGTTTGTAGCAAGCGCGAGGCAAAAGGCCCTCATCCCTAACGGGGTGGGGGCTTCTTTTTTTATGCCTAAAAACTATTCTCGCTGTTATCTACAGGACAAGGGATACGAACTAGGTTACCGCAGTTAACACAGGTAGCATCAAGAAAGTACCAGGATATCTCATAGTCTTGGAACTGAGCCATAATGTTGAACATAGTACAGCCACAGCTACAGACGTGAGTAGGTCCAAGGGACCTGAGATCTGCTGCTTTGATAGGTGGTAATCTAAGCAGCCGAAGTAGACGGAACAACACTCAGTTCACGGCTCCTTCCTGATGTCAGTCGCCTCTCGCCGCCCTTGGCGGCTCGGAACGATTGTTTCTGTTTTATTCGCTCCGCTCATAGTTTAATGACAAGGTGTGTCGTTACTGGTACGACACGCCGAGGGAAGGTATATTTCTCTGTTATGACGACACTGGTAGGAATACAGATTACTGATATGGTGATAATGGCTGCTGATAGCCAGATTACTGAAGATAACTTACGGACTATAAGTAGTACTACACCAAAGATTATTAACGTTGGTAGATACTTACTGGGACTGGTAGGAGATTCCAGGCCTGGTGATATCTTGGCCTATAACTGGAAACCGCCAGTCTATAAAGGTTCAGATCCCGTGCAGTGGATGGGTAAGAAAATTATGCCTTCAATTCTGAAGGCTTTCAAAGAGAATGGATACGACCCGTATGAAGCAAACAAAGATAAAGAAGCAGGGTTCGACTACCTTGTCGCGTTTGATGGCAACCTATTCCATATTGCAACCGACCTCTCGTTCATCCAGTCCGACAAGGGTGTTTACGGCTTGGGTAGTGGTGGGGCTTATGCTCTCGGCTATCTCTATGATCGCGTTGACCGTCTTACGTTAGGCAACATTGACCAACACGCCGAACGCGCTGTTCAAATAGCCAGCATCCTTG